TGCGCGAACAACCCTCGAAAAATCGACTGACAAGGACCCACGATCATCGCGCGGACGAGAGAGCCTTCGCGAGGCTGGTCTCGAAGTGCCTCATGAAGGTCTTTTCGACGGCCTCGGTGCCGACGCGGTCGATGGGGAAGCGCGGGCGATAGCGGGCCGCACGATCGGTCACGACGAAGTAGGGGAACAGCTGCTCACGGCTGCGGCGATAGATACCAGCAGGTCGGCCACCGCCCTTGGGTGTGCCGACGAAGAAGCCACCGCGTTGGTTGCCGCTTAGGCCCTTCTGGATGCGCTTGATGGTGGCCAGGCTTACGTTGCCGCTTGAGTCCAGCGTGACGAGGCTGGTGGGCGCCAGCTGCGCGTTCGTGGGGATGCGGCCGGTGCCGACTACCTCGGAGAGGAACTTCCTCTCGAAGCCCTTCTGCCGACGCGCACCACCGTCGATGCCATAGCGCAGGTAGCGGGCCCGGTCTTTGCCCTTGCCAGCTTCAGCAAAGACGATCGCCTCCAGGTTCTGCTTGGTGCTGCGTTGCACGAAGAACGCGTTCTGAGTGAAGCGGGTGGGTGCGTTGAAGTAGCGGGTGGTGGAGGAGTTGATGGCAGTGCGTGCGTCGAAGGCTGATGCGTTGAGCGCAACTGACACGGCGAATGGCAGCTGACGCTCCATGCCCTGCACCCAACGGGTAGCCAAGGGCAGGGTGCTCTGGATGTCGAGGGTGACGGTTGCCATGGGCCCAGCGTAGGGGGCGACCAGGCGAAAGCCCATCGAAAAGGCGTGAACCGGGCGTTCCTACATGTCTACCTGTGCACACCTTCCCTTAGGAGTTAGGAAAACCCCCTATCCCCCCCCTTCTCCTCTTTATTCTATTACTCTTTTTAAGAGGTAGGTTAGGTAGGAACATAGGGAAACGGGTTGGGGGGCAAGGGGTTTCAGCGTTCCTACCCGTTGTCAGAAGGTAGGTACACCCAGGCGATCCGCCCATCGACCCGCCTCCGCTCCCGTGCATACCCCAGGTCCTTGAGGATGGCGGCCACCTGCATCTGATCACTCCTCGTCTGCCGCTCGACGGGCTTGCAGATCGCCTCGGTGAGCAGCACGGTGGTGGTCACCGCGGTGTGCTGGTTGATGGGGCTGGCCAGCCACGCCTCGATGGGCGCCTTCCATGGCGACTCGACCAGGTAGCCAGCGTTCTCATCCGCCACCTTCTGCTCCAGGTCAGCCGAGAGGATGTTGGTCTCGCCAGCCCGGTAGGCGTGGACGGCAGCGGACCAGATGGCATCGCGCTCCAGCAGCAGGTTGGGCACGTCAATGGGCCTTGTGAGGGTGCATGTGACGGGGATGCACCAGAAGCGGCGGTTGCCGGTGTCATCAGCCAGGAAGCCGCTGTCGCGGTTGGTGGAGCCGACGATGATGCAGCGGCGTGGGAAGGCTTCAGTGGCCTTGCCGTAGGGCACGCGGAATAGGTCAGTGGATTGCGAGAGGAACGCCTTGATCTGACCGGCGTGCTTCTTGGAGGTGATGTGATCCAGCTCGGCCCACTCCATCACCCAGGAGCGGTGCAGGACCATCAGGTCGTCCTTGGAGCTGATGTCCCGGAGCGCATCGGAGAAGAACGGCCCACCGAGCGCAGACCAGAACGATGACTTGCGGGCGCCCTGGTCACCCATGAGGACACAGGCGTGGTCGTGCTTGCAGCCAGGCTCGAACACACGGCGCACGGCGGCGATCAGCGTGCGCTTGAGCATGTGGTCGTAGAGCGTCGGTTCAGCGATGGAGGCATCACTGGGCCGGAGGTAGGTGGATGCGAGCCGGTCGATGTAGGTGGGCGTGACGGTGGCGGCAACGTGCTCCAGGTAGAGCTGCACGGGGTCGTAAGGGTTCTCGCGCGCCACTTGAACGAGGCAGTCCAGGGCCAGCTCCTTGGAGACTTTGTAACCCTCCTCCGCCAGCTGCAGGTAGAAGCGTTCGACGCCTTCGGCTACTTCGCCCAGGATCTCGATCTGCTGAGTGAAGACGTTGTAGCGAAAGCGGGGTTCGCGGGTTTTCTTATCGGGCTGACGGAGCAGGGTGAGCAGCTCCTGCGCTTCCACCTTCTGCGGCTTGGTGATGGCAGCGGTGGTGTCGTCATCGGCGGCGGCTGCCACGGTGGTGGAGCGTGGCGCGAGCGATGAGCGTTGCGGGCGCCAGCCATCGGCCTTGGCCATGGAGCCGAGTGCAGCGATGGAGTAGCCGGCACCGGCGGTGAAGGATCGCCATTTACGGGCGCATTCACCGCGTTGGAACTTGCCGGAGACAGACGACCAGGCTTCCCAGTCTTCAAGGAGTGCATCGTCACCGACGGAATGGAGGGCCATACCAACGGCTAACCAGTCGTCGTAATCGTTGGCGCGTGCGGGCGAGAGAGCATCGAGATAGATGCGGGCCCATTCGGTTTCGGAGCGATCGGACTGCCGCGGCCTGGGTGGTGGCAGGAGCGGCTGGGGTTCGGGTGGCTCCTGGGGCAGCATCTGCTCGATCAGGGCCAGGGGCGCTTCAGCGAGGGGCAGGTCACCAGGTGCACGGCCTTTAAGCCAGCGGTATGCGCCGGTGGTCGGGTGTGCGCCGGCTACGACCGATTGGCAGCCAGCCCAGCGCAACTCCAGCTGCTCGGGTTTGCCTTCCTCATCGAACTTGCCGGTCTTGAACTTCCGGGTGCGGATGTCGGCCCAGAACTGTTCAGGGACGCGGTAGATGATCTGGAGGCGGCCATCACGGCCGGAGGTAACGGCCCAGGATTTGGGAAGGGTGCGCAGCGGTGTGCCGAGCTTGTCGAGGATCTCGCCGGCGGAGATGCCATCGTGGTCAACGAACAGCAGGCCACCGGATTGCGGGCCAGCGATGACACCAATGGCAACGGCCCGGCCAGCTTCGATCTCAGCGGTGAGCTGCTCACGGGTGAGCGGATTCTTCTGCCATTCGGGCTGATAGGGGCGTTTGCCATGGCCTACGGCGACAAAGCCCCAGTCATCAGGCAGAGCCTGGAGCTGTTGGATCAGGGAGAGCATCAAGAAGGATCCGGTGAGCGTGGAAAGGATGACGGGTCTGGCGCAGCGGCACCGTCAATCGAGGTAATTGTGAAAGCATCGGCAACTGAGCGAGCCACGCCGGCGATGCCACCAGCGCCGCGAACAGCACCGAGCCAGTTCTGCTGAGCGGGCGTGAGGCGGCCTGTTGGGGTCTTGACCTCGATGGAGGTGAAGACAGCCAGGCGCTGGCCGACCATGTCGGGTGTGATTACCAGCGTGCGCCAGCCGATGAGGTCAGCGGAACCACGGGCGAGGCCGAACTGAACGGGCCGGCCGGTGCGTGTATCAGGGAGTTGACCGACCTGGTTACGGAACAGGCGGAGGTCAGTTGAGAGGCCCAGTGCGAGGCGGATGCGTTGCTGAAGATCGGTTTCAGCGTTGGCCATGCCGCGCCTCACGAGCTGCGGCCACACGGTAGGCCCAGCCTGGTGAATAGCCACGCTCACGGGCGATGGCGAGCAGCTGAGGGAGGGTGCGTGCTGCAGCGCGTTGGCGGCGTTCCTGGGCACGCAGTTCAGCGTTGACGCGCTTGAGCTCCTGCAGCTCGCCGTCTACCTGGCGCATTGGCCGCTTGGGTTCGGGTGCGCATAATGCACCGCAGCAGGGGCAAATCGGTGCGGGCTTGAACGCGGCGAAGCAGTCTGGGCAGGTGCGCACTGATGGGGCCGGCTGGCCAGCGCCGCGGCCTGCGCGCAGCCGATCATCGAGCGACCAGTCACGGGGGTCGTCGGGGAAACCGTGCCGGTGAACGTTGCCGACATGATCGAGCACCACTGCTGCCTGCTTGCCTGGTGCAGGGCGCAGCACCCGGCCGACCTGCTGGAGGTAGAGCCCGAGAGATTGCGTGGGCCGCAGGAGGATGGCGCAGCCAGCGGCCGGGACATCAAAACCTTCGGAGACAACATCGACGGTCACCAGCACCTGCAGTTGGCCGGTGGCGAACGACTGGACCACACGATCGCGCTGCACTGGATCCGTCGTGCCCAGCAGCGTGGCTGCGTGGATCCCTGCATCCCTGAATGATTCGCAAACGTGCTCAGCGTGGGCAGCAGAACAGCAGAAAGCGATTGCGCGTTGATCACCAGCAAAACGGCGGAAATGCGCGATGGCATCACCGGTGACAGTGGGCCGATCCATGGCTGCAGCTGCATCATCCACAGCGAAGTCACCGGCCCGCCGCTTGATGGCTGACAAGTCCACCTGCAATGGTGGCGCGTAAATGCGCGCGGGTGTCAGGTAACCGTGCGTAACCAGGTCCGCGACAGACGGGCCGATGACAAGGCGGTCAAAGACTGCTGATAGGCCGCGGCCATCCAACCGGATCGGCGTTGCGGTGACTCCGAGGCGAAGTGCGTCCGGCCAGTGGTCGAGCACACGCGACCACGAGCCAGCTGTTGCGTGGTGCGCTTCATCAATGACGATCAGATCAGGGGAGGTGGCCATGGTGGCCAGCCTGCGGGAGAGCGTTTGCACCGACGCGACTTGGATTGATGCATTTGCAGCACTGAAGCCCGCGGCGATGATGCCGTGGTCAACGCCGGCCAGCGCGAGCTTGGCAGCTGTCTGCGCGATCAGTTCACGCCGGTGAACCAGCACAAGGCCGGTGCGGCCACGGCTGGCGAGCGAGCGGAGGATCTCGGCCATGACGACGGTCTTGCCGCCTCCGGTGGGGAGCACCAGCAGTGGAGCGCGCGCACCTGAGCGGTAGGTGAGGCGAAGATCGTGGACCGCGCGGGACTGATAGGAGCGCAGCGTGAGCGTCATGGGGCTGGACCTGCAACTGGACGAGTGGTATCCGAGTCGCAGGGGCAAATCATAAGTCAAAACAAAGACTTAGCGGGAAATAGGGAGAGTTTTGATGACGTTTGCAGAAGATGCGGTAAAATGCTGGACGCCTGACGAACAGGAGTATTTGGACAACGCCGACTACCACCGCCACCACGCGGTGAGTAAAAGCCACCTCGACCTGGTGGCACGCAGCCCGAAGCATTACTGGGCGCGCTACCTCGACCCCAACCGGGTCGATCCGGAGCCCACGCCAGCGATGCTGATGGGCACCGCCCTGCACACCCATGTGCTGGAACTGGACCAGTGGGACGCCCGCTATGTGATGGCACCGGAAGGCATCGACCGGCGCACCAAGCAGGGTAAAGCTGAATGGGAAGCCTTCAGCGTGGCCGCCACCGGTCGCACCGTGATCAGCAAGGCCGATGCCGACACCGTGATGCGGATGGCGCGCTCGGTGTTCGAGCACCCGGCGGCAGCGATGCTGCTGGGGTTGGCCGGCAAGGCTGAGACCACCTGGATGTGGACCGATGAGGCTAGCGGCCTGGAGTGCAAGTGCCGGCCGGATTGGCTGACCGATGACCACCGGCTGATCGTGGATCTCAAGACCACGGAGGATGCCAGCCCCAAGGGCTTCCAGAAGTCCGTGGCAGCCTGGCGGTACCACGTTCAAAGCAGCTGGTATCTCGACGGCATCGAGCGCGCCAGCGGCACCAGGCCGGATCAGTTCATCTTCATCGTGGTGGAGAAGAAGCCGCCCTATGCGGTGGCTGTCTACGCCGCTGATGCAGACATGATTGCTGCCGGCGCCACCCAGGCGCGGCTGGACCTCGACACCTTGGCGATCTGCAAGGCCGCTGATGCGTGGCCGGGGTACAGCGATCAGATCGAGACCATCAGCCTGCCGCCGTGGATGCGGCCGCGGCCTGATGGCACCACACCTCACATTCCACCCGAAATCGAGACCTTCTGACATGACCGAGAGCACAGCACTCACGACCACCAGCCCAGGCGGCTCGGTGTTCAGCGGCATCCAGGCGTTCGAGGATGCCCAGCGCATTGCCAAGGCGCTCGCCAGCAGCACGCTGATCCCGCCGCAGTTCCAGGGGCAGAACGGGTTTGCCAACTGCCTGGTGGCGCTGGAGATCGCCAACCGGATGCGGATGAGCCCGTTCCAGGTGATGCAGAACCTGCACATCATCCACGGGCGGCCCAGTTGGAGCAGCCAGTTCATCATCGGCCTGATCAACGGCTGCGGGCGCTTCAGCCCGCTGCGCTACGAGATCACCGGCGCCGGCGACAGCATGGCCTGCTACTGCGAGGCGACGGAGCTGGCGAGCGGCAAGGACCTAAAGGGTCCGACCGTGAGCATGGCGATGGCCAAGAAAGAAGGATGGGCCACCAAGAGCGGCAGCAAGTGGCAGACGATGCCCGAGCTGATGATCCGATACCGGGCCGCGGCCTTCTGGGGGCGTCTTTACATCCCCGAGCTGCTGGTGGGCATCCAGACGCAAGAGGAGGTGCTGGACGTGGAGCCGGTAACGATTAGCGAGACACCGGCCGCGAGCGTGCAGGACCTGAACGAGAAGATTACGAAGCAGAAGCCGGCTGCTCAACCGGCCAAACAAGAACTAGTGGAGGAGGTAGTGCTTGATGACGAAATCTTCTGAGGCTGGTTATCTCCAGCCGCGTGAGCTTGCTGAGCGTTGGCGCGGTGTCGTCACGCTGAGCACGCTCGACAACTGGCGCAGCCAGAACCGTGGTCCCCGGTTTGTAAAGATCGGCGGCCGCGTCCTTTATCCCGTTGCAGAGGTTGAAGCCTACGAGCTTCGAAACCTGCGCGGGATGCCCAACACACCTCCTAACCAACCGAGACCATGAGCTTCAAGCTAAACCTGAGCATTTTCAAGAGCACCAAGCCGGAGTCGAAAATCGACTTCTCGGGGATGATGAACATCAAGGTGGAGGAGCTTGATGCGCTCTGCCGCTTTGTGATCAGTCAGACCCCGGACCAGTACGGCAGCGTTCAGGTGCCGATCACTGGTTGGAAGAAGACCAGCAAGAGCGGCCTGGCCTATGTGAGTGCCGTGGCACAGCCACCGCGTGACTACATCGACCAGGCAGTGCATAATTTAGCTGCCGCTACCGGCGGTGCTGTCTCTGAGTTGGAAGACGACGTCTTCTGACAACAAAAAGGGGGCAGCTGACACTGCCCCCCAACACTCCACTGAACCAACTTAAGCCATGAGGACCCAGACCGTTCTCGTCACGCCTGCGATGGCGCGCGAGATGCTCCAGAAGAACCCACGCAACCGCAGCTTACGCCGCAGCAACGTCCGCTATTTGGCCACCGAGCTGAGATCGGGCCGTTGGCGCCTGACCCACCAGGGCGTTGCCGTCGCCACCGATGGCACGCTGCTCGATGGCCAGCACCGGCTGAGCGCCATCATCGAAGCCGACACCTCGGCGCTGATCAACGTCAGCTACGACTGTGACCCTGAGCTGTTCACGGTGATCGACACCGGTTCAGCACGCACCAGCGCTGATGTGCTGCGCACTGCTGGAGCGGTCAACCGGCAGGAAGCCACGACAGCCGCCACCTGCAAGCTGGTGCACTTGTACCGGCGGGCGCCCAACTACACCTGGACCGGTGAGGTGTCGCGCATTTCGTCAGCTGTTGTGCTGGCCGAACACCAGCGAAATCCTGAGCTGTATCACTGGGCTGTGCGGTTGGCCCAGCGTGCGCGCAATGAGTTCCTCGCACTCCGCCTGAAGTCTGCGACCGCTGCATTCGCATTCATTGCAGCCGAGGATGGCCGCGCCATCGGGCTGCAGCAGGACGACATTGAGGAGTTCGTGATGAGCGTGGCGAGCGGCGCCAACTTGGCGAAGGGTGATCCACGGATGACGTTCCGCCAGCAGCTGATCAACGGCTGGACGCCTTCAAGCGGCGCTCGCAGCTCGCAGCTGTGGCTGGCCTGCTGGCTTCGGCTGTTTAACCAGCGCTGGAGCGGCACGCAGCTCAAGGTGTTTAAGACGCCAGCAGTGATGCCGATGCCCAAGCTGATGCTTTGAGTTACATCAGCTCCAGCTCCAGGCGGGCGATCTCATTGACCGCTGCCTGGAGCATCTCCTGCTGGTGGTAACACTGCTTGAGGAGCTTGGCAGCTAGCGGGCCGAGATCAGGGTGCCGCTGGATGTCACGGCATTGTTTCTCGATGAGGAACTGTTTTTCAGGCGGTATTTCGACCGCCATCCATTGACCGAAATCCATTGTTCTGGGGCGGACAGCCCCATGATGCCCATGCAATGTCCGAAGTGCAGTTACGACATTCACCGAATCCGCCAGGTGAACAGCCTGGATCCTGAGCGGATTGTGCGCCAGCGTGAGTGCACGGAATGCGGCCATCGCTGGTTCACGGTGGAGCTGCAGGTGACGCCCTATGCGCTGTATTGGCAGCGGGTTGGGCATGGTACGAGCGGCAAGCCCCAGGTGCGTGAGGACGCGGTGGTGAAGCTGGCGGTGGACCTGGGCGTTGAGAAAAGTTAACGCCCTCATTGCCGGCACCGCCGGTGGTGCTGCATACTTAGCTCACCGGGGCCGAGCGCCCCACCCGGCAGCCCAGAGGCTGCATGCAGCATGAGCGTCATCAAGGAGCTGACCATCGTTGGCCGCTTGGTTGAAATCCAGGGCACCGCTGCGGTCGTCACCTTCAAGATGGGCGACATGCCTACCGGCGTTATCCGCGCCGAAGGTCTCAAGAAAATCGAGACCACTGAAAACGGCGCGATGGTCGGCCTGATCCTGCGCAATGCTCGGCTCGACGAGCTGGGCATCTGGGTCGGTACTGCCACCAACCTTCACCGCCTCGGCGCGCCGGCCTGAGCCCTCCGGGGCTCTCCACCTACCTTCACCACCATGACTTCACCCTCCGACGCCCACGCCGCCTTTGAGCGGCGCCACGCCCAGATGCGCCAGAACGCTGGCGACTGGCTCCTCAAGAACCGCAACGCCCTTCAGCTCTGCCAGTCCGTGCTGATCGACAAGTGGTACAGCACGTTTGACGAGATCCATGAGCAGGAGAACCACAGCGACGAACTCTGTGCGTTCCTCTCTGAGATCGAAGACGCTGTTGACCTCCTCGGCAGCGTCGTTGCCGATCTCCGCCAGCAGCGGTTCTGGCCTGAGCCGGAACAGACCCTCAAGCCCGCCAACGACACCGAGGTGACCCAGTGATCAACCGCATCAACAACGCCATCTGCTTCCTGGTCGTCGCGGCTGTGTTCGCCATGATCGGCCTCGAAGCTGGCAACCAGTTCGGCATGACTCACAGCGGCACTCAGCTGGAGGTGCGCCGGTGACCACTCCACGCCGCTTCTACTTCACGATCAAGTCCGCAAACGTTTGTGAATGCGTGTTGGCCCACAGCCTGACGGAGGCCAAACTGATCGCCGCCGATCACTGGCTTCCTTGGTGGAACGAACTGGAATGGCTGAATCCCGAGTCCACCTCTGACCCGAACGTCCATGCCTGATCTACCAGCCGGTTCAATGCTGCCCTGGCAGTGGGCAGAGGATGGGCCAACCAGCCAACACGGCGACGGCATCAGCCGGCCCAACCCCAAGGCCCGCACCAAGATGTACCGCGTGATGGTCTACCCCCGCGGTGCCCGGCCGATGATGTGGACCACTTACGCCGAGAACGTCAAAGCAGCGATTCGCTACGCCCAGAACCGCTGGCCCGGTGCTGAGGTGGAGGTGGCATGAACGACATTCGCGCCAGAATCGCCCAGCTGATCACCGACAGCGGCACCTACCGCCAGGGGCAGCAAGACGAGCGCCGCCGCCTGGGCCAGTTGATCGACATTCGCATCGACCAGCTGCGTGGCACCTGCGGCATCCGTAACCGCGAACAGCTCTGCGCTGAGCTGCTCAATATCCGCCAGCAACTGAACCAGTGAAAGCCACCTTTCTCGACGATCAGCGCCACGAAATGATGGAGGCCCTCTACCGGGCTAGTGGCCGCTCCTGCGGCACCTACACCGGCCTGTGGGAGGAGTTCTGCCGCGACATTGCCGCGAACTTTCGGGACACCTATTACCCAGATTTGTTCGCCCGCGTGGTCAAGGCCATGGACGCCACCGAATCGGTGATGACCGAGAAACAAGCGCAGCAGGCCATTGAGGTTTGCCGCCAGCAGTTGCTGGGGGACAAATGGTCATAGCCGCCAGAATCCGTAACCGGACGCTCAACATCCGCGTGACGGACGAGGAAATAGCTATGGCCAGGAAGATCGGCAACGGCAACGCCAGCCATGGCTACCGCTTGGCTATCCGCTGGATGGCCGATCGTTCCATCAGCGGCATCCCGCTCAGCACCATGTTGCGAGCAGCTGCTGAGATGGCTGCCGACCTTGAACGCACACCTAAGAGAGGAGCACCATCCCGTGTCTGACCTGATCAACCATCCCCCGCACTATCAAGCCGGCACCGTCGAGGCCATCGACTTTATCGAGTCGGTGATCACCGATGCGCCCCACATGACCTTGGCCTACCTGCAAGGCCAGGCGCTCAAATACATGATCCGCATGTGGCTCAAGGGCAACGCGCTCGAAGATGCCCGCAAGGCGGAGTGGTATCTGAACCGACTTATCGCCAAACTGGAGCAATGTTTTACCTCCCAGGACTGACACTGATCGAGCGGCTGGCGCTGCGGATCTTGTGCCGCAGCCCGCGCACCAGCTTGGTGGTGGTGAAGGAGCGGAACTTCCCCGCGGTATTCGTCGCCGCTGATCCGAGCGATGCCACGGCAGGCTTTGTCACCGATGGCCAGCCAGAGCCGGCGTCGATGCAGCTGGAGCGGATCTACCACCAGCCGAGCTACGGCGAGGAAGAATGATCAGCCTATACGCCGGCCGACTGTTGCTGGTGTGCAGCCGAGCTGATCGAACCTGGCACGCACGTGTGGTGCTTGGCCCACGGGCTGAGCACCAGCTGGAGGCTGACACCGGCACGGTGCAGCTCCAGGAGGCGCTGCTGCGGGCGCAGTCGATCTTCCGGGCCGCGGTGGTGCAGCTGCGGCCAGACAGCAGCCGGATGTGCTGGGATTGCCTGCAGTGGGACATGCGCGTGCAGAGCTGCGCGTTGAACCTGCCAGAGGCGAAGCGCAGTGGCGGGCGATACGCGCCACGGTGCGAAATGTTCGAGCCGGCGATCCGCTCGGCAAACTGAAGGTGGCCGCCAGGGTGCCGTGTCGAAACGGGAGTGGAGCACGCCTGTTCGGGCCGACTGGTGCCCGCTGATCCACCAGGCGTTGCAGGGCATAGATCGCCACAACATGCTGTGGATCAGCTCCGGTGACCGCTGGCACCTCCAGCAAGCGCAGGTGCTGCGCGAGTATGTGAAAGGGCTCAAAACCTGGATCCACCAGCAGGAGGGGCGGTGATGTTCGGACCTGAAGTGATCAGTCGCACCGACCGCGATGGCGGCTACATCGAGGTGCTGCTGCCGGTGAAGGGTGAGGTGTATTACCGCAGCTGCGTTGGTGGGATCTGCCGGTACAGCTCGGACTTGTTCCAGGCTGAGATCTACCTGAACCAGATGCTGCAGCCATGAAGTATCCCTTGGTCGTGATCTTCGGGCTCACCTGGTTAGGCGGCATGCTGCTCGCCACCATCTGGATGACGATGTTCTGAACCGCCGGTGATCCACCTGGCGATGGCCCATTCACCCAGGGCCGACCAGAACGGCTGCTGGCGGTACCAGTCCACCCAGGGCTTGTGGCCTTTCTGGCTGTTGCACATCAGGCAACAGCTGACGAGGTTCTCGCGGACGGTCAGGCCGCCATGGACTTTGGGCACCACATGATCGAGGGTGGGGCTGCGGCCCAGGCTGTCGCCGCAGTAGGCGCACTGGTAGTTCCAGGCGAGGTGGATCTGATCGCGTGCGGTCCGGCGGGTGACCAGGCGCGTCTCGTCAATGTGGGTTTGATCCACTGAGATCCGGCGGCAGGGGGACGGCGTTCACCTCGATGTCGAGGATGTCGGCATCGCTGTGGATGTACTCAGCGATGCGGCTGTAGATGTCAGCCGGCAGGTCGTCGGGGTCTGTGTCGCTACGGACGAAGAGCTTGGCGGAGATTTCAACGATGAACGCCCGCATGGGCTGGCCGCCGCTGGGTTCACGGTAGCGACGGCAACCTGAGTTGAGAAATACAACGCCCCATCCCCCGATAGCACCGCCGGTGGTGCATACTTAGTTCACCGGGGGCGCCGCTCCCACCGCTCTCCGATCCATGACCGTCCTCACCGTCACCCTCCCCAACGGCACCATCGCCAAGCGCCGCACCGAGCGCACCTATACCCACGCTGTTTGCTCCGACACCAAGGTGCTCAGCTTTTGCGGTTCCTTCGCCCTGGCCCAGAAGCGCATCGCATCCATCAGCTGCCCCCGGATCCGGGCGATGCACCAGATCCTGCCGGTCAACGCCTGATTACCGCCAGCTCCCCTCGATCCGGGGGGGGGGCTCTGCTCGATCCATCGCCAGCTCCCCTCGATCCTCTCCACCATGACTTCCTTCCCCACCATCTACCTCGGCCTTCAGGATCTCGCCTACAGCTTCAGCCCCGATGGCAAGCGTTGCCTGGTCGATCGCTGGCAGGATCTGCTGATGCTCCTCCACGATGAGGAGCTGCCGAACGACTGGCGCTACGAGACCACCTGCGCCATCGCCAACAGCTTGCTGGAGTGCGCCGAGGAAGCCCCCGACACCACCTGGACCGCCATCGAGTTCCAGGACGTTGCCGGCGATGTAGCCGACCACCTGGCCGATGTCTACAACAGCCGGCTGCTCAGCTGGGTGGCTGAGGTGCCCAGCCGCGCTGAGTTCACCGACCCCGACCACTGGGCTTTTGACGACAACGCTGACATCATCGAGCGTGTGCGTGCCCGCCAGTACGAGGTCATCGAGGAGATGGCCTGGCACCTGATCAGCTACCTCGACGAAAACATCACCGAATGACCTACATCTTGCGCATCGGCCCGTGGCACGTCGGGCCGTTCACCACACACATCAGCGCCCAGCACTTTGCCGAGACTCACGGGTGCGATGACTACACCCTCATCCCGGTCGATGATCCTGCCGAAGCTCCTGGCATGATCCGCCGACAACGGATGGCCCCGCTGAAGCATCCGATGGAGCGCAAATAAAAAGCCCCGGCTGGCTGACAGACCGGGGCTCGGGCTCTCCACGGTGGCAGGTTAGCCCTTGCTGGCGGTTACGGCGAGATCCGCGTTGTAACGGCCAACTTCGGCATAGCTGCGCTCCGGTAGCCCAGCGGTGCAGATGAACAGCATCTGGCCGATCTTCATGTTCGGCCACAGCGGCAGCGGGTGCAGGCGCCGCGCGTTCTTCAACTCCAGCGTCAACCGCGAGCCGTACCAGCCGCAATCAGCAAAGCCGGCGTGGCTGTGCTCATAGCCCTCGCGCGCGCGGCTGGACTTGAGGAAGAACAGCCCGCAGACATGATCGGGCATGCAGAAGATCTCGCGGGTCTCTGCCAGGCAGAACTCACCGGGCTGCAGCCAGTAGGGGTCCTCGGCGGTGTGGCCCGTGATGCCGACGATCTGCAGCTCAGGGTGCTCGGCCACCTCGATCATGATCCGATCACCCAGCGTCAGATCCAGGCTGGCGGGGTTGATCAGATCGGGGTTGAAAGGGTTGACCATCGCGTGCTGCTCGCACAGGCGACGGATCTCATGGTCAGGAAGGATCACGCAGGTTCAGTAGTCCCAGCGCACCCTAGGCCCGCCTTTGCGGATGCCTAGATGCACGAAGCCACGCTGGGCACCGTACCCGAGGCTGTGCGGCCAGGTCTTGTCGCACCAGTCTTGCACCGCGTGGATGTCGGCGCCGTTGATGAAAAAGTCCACCGCACCGACGCCGATGCCGTCGTAGAGGTGCTCTGAGCTGCTGGCACCGCCCACCAGTTTGTTGATGACCGTGGGCCGGTATCCGCTTGTGATCACCACCGGCTTGCCGCCGAACTGCGCGCGGGCCTTCTCCAGGAACTGGGCCAGCTTCAGCGCCGTATCGCACTGGTACTGATGATCAAAGCGCCGCGCCTCCTGGTTCAGCGCAAACTCGCCGTAGGTGACGTGCGGGGTGATTTTGTGGCTGAAGGGACTCTCGGGCGTGAACATCGCCTCGATGGGTCCGGTGGTCTGCCGTTCACGGCCCCAGAGATCACCTTCAGCGATCCGGCGGCGCTTCAGGCCAGCCTCCACGTTGCTGCCAGGGTTCCTGTACAACAGCAGGGCATCAGGCACGCCGGCCCAGTCCTTCTCGCGCAGGCGCTTGCTGATGGTCTCAAAGCCCTTGGCGCCGTAGAAACCTGAGCCGAGGTTATAGGCGAAGCTGATCAGCGCGCACTTCTGCTGGTCGCTCATCTCCACCCAGTACGGCACGGTGGCGCGCAGTTTGTCCTCAATCTTGTCCACCGCCAGCCGCAGGAGCATGTCAGCTTCCACCGCGTTGGTTTGGTCGCCTTTGCGAACGGGCCGGCCATCGGTATAGCGCGTGGTGCCCCAGCCGATCGTCCAGGGCTCACCACCGCTGAGCGGGTCAGGGTAGGCGGTGAGGTGGCAACCCTCGAAGTCCTTGATCAGCTTGAGCGCCGCGGCCAGATCCACCTGCTTGCCGTCCTGGCTCCAGGTGTTGAACCAGGCCCGGTCACGCCGCATGGCAGCCGCATAGCCATTGAGCGCCAGATCCTGCTCCAGCTGCTCGATGGCTGCAGCCTGGTGCGGCAAGCCCCGATAGAAGCGGAACAGCTGGTCCAGCTTGACCGGGGCAGGGTTGGCCATGTCAGCGGCGCTTGGGGAACATCAGCCGGCCGGCCTGCAGCAGCAGCTGGATCCAGCTGTTCGACTTCAGCGGGCTCAGGGCAATGATTTCAGAGCCAGCGGCGATGACGATGGCGACGACAGCAGCAGTTTCAGCAGACACAACGTCCATGCAGGTGCTCCTAAATTATGGGCGCATCTCAAGCGCGCGCACACGCTGGTCCAGCTCTGACAGCTGCGAGCGTGCATCAGTCTTCAGCTCGTCCACTGATTTAGCCATTTGCACGATGGTGGCTTCGATCCGTGCGGACTGCACCTGCATCGAGATCAGCAGCGCCCCGATGGCGACCATGCCGGCAGCGAGTGCAGCGGGGAGAGAGGCCGCAAACACTCCGGTGATGGTTTTAGGCTCGTCCGTCATCGGGGCGCCCGTGCTCGATCACATGGTAGCGATCGAATGGGTCAGGCATCCCGGCGAGGATGGCAAGAGCACGGCGATAGTAGTGGTTCTCAGTCTGTCCAACACGCTCTAGGTGGTCGCGGATCTTGCGCCAGTTTTCGAGCGTGTCCCGGTCCATTACCGGCCCTGCCCTCTGAGGGGCTTGCGGCCGCGGCGTCGGGGTCTGGACTGTTGCCCGTAACCCTGGCGCGTGGTCTTCGGTGGCCCCGGCTGATGCTCGATGCGAGCGGTGCCGGTCTTGGACTTAACGGCCATCAGTCAGCAATAGCGGGCCACACGGGGTAATCAGCGCCCGTAATGTAGGCAGCCAGCGCGTCAGTGTCAGCAGTGGCGGCGATGGCGGTTGCCTTGGCACCGGCGGCGACGCGGATGTTTTCGCGCCAGGTCTTGATGGCTGGGTCGATGGCGGTGCCGTTATCAGCCTCGCGGATGATGATCCAGTCGGTGGGGGACAGCAGGCTGTTGGCGGTGGTGCGTGTCTGCGCGGTCCACTGTTCGACGAGTTGGGCGTGATCTTTGGGGATCAGGTGGCCTTCAGCGTCGTAGCCCCAGTAGAACCTCTCGTCATAGGGCGTGGGGTCGGGCACCTCGGTGATGCCGATGGCTTCCTTCTCCTCAGCGGTGGAGAGGCGCAACCAGTTGGCTGGGTATTGCGTGCCGTCTGGGGTCTTGAAGGGGGTGTCAACCGCGAGGGGCTGACCGTTGAGCAGGAACATGGTTTTAGCTCCGGTGTGTAGATGCCCGTTTCATAGGTCAGCGGGCTAAGGAATACTTGAAGGGGGCTTCCGCGAAGGCGGCATAAACGTGTGTTACGCCGTTATCATTGAATCCAGATATGTTATTCCGGATCTTAAATCCGTTAGACAAGAAATCAATGTCGGTGCTGCCTGTTTGCTCTGCGTTATTTAGGTTCGGAAACAGACGGGCAGTGATCGCATTTGAAGTCTCGCGGACAGCATCCATTACGTGCCAATTACCGGTAGTAGAGCTGGTCTTTATCAAGATCCACCGTGGCCTAAACCCACAGAACACAAACGGACCGTCGCTGGACCCGTTGCCCGTGTAGCTGCCGAACTTGCTGAAGCCCGCGACTTCGGACCACAGGTAGGCGACGTAGTTATTGCTGTTTGTATTTGTTTGGGTTGATGTTCCTACGCTAAACACGCTGGATGTTGGAGCGGTATTGTTCCAAGTAGTTGATGCTGCAGTTGATGCACTGGTGTCGTTTAAATAAAGTCGATTTGTCCACGCAATAGAATCGTGTCCAACAATCCAGTTATTAGTTCCACTCGTTCTATCTTTTACGATTATCATCTTTGGCGCAACACCAAGCGAGTGGGCGATGGTGCGGGCAGTTCCATTCCCCGTATAGGTCACAATGTCAAACCCCGGCGTGGCGCTTTCGTCCCAGCACCAGGCGACGATGCTGTTGCCTGAGCCGTTGGTGGAGTTCCAGTTTTGAACGGGTCCTAGTGTGAAGCCGTTGGCGTCAAAGGAAACGAGGTCGTTGCCGGCGGATGATGTTGATTCGGCGTCAGTGACGTTGGAGCTAAGGCCAGCAGCGCGACCGCGCACTGAATCAAACAGGCCGTGGTAGGCAGTGCCTGTGCGGTTTTTGAACCAGATCAGGTCCGGCGAGAAGCCAAGGCCAGTGATGCTTTGGCTGGCGTTGGTGCCTGAGTACAGCTTCACGTCCATGTAGGCGCTCGGCTTCTTAATCGACGGCTCGGGCAGGTTCTGCGTGTTCAGCGCCACGAAGCCCGACGGCGGGGTGTAGGCGAAGGGGCGTTGGCCGAAGTTAAATTCGTAGGTGATAGAAGTAGCAATGTTGTCTCTGGCGATCGGGTAAAGCGGATTACTGTTACTGGCACTAAACGGTCCTTTGGCCAAGGTGCCGTTTTTGTAAAAAGATATTTGACTAGCTGTCCCGTCAAACGCTACGCCAATAACATCACCGTTTGTGTAAGTAATAGTATCGCTGGACCAATAGTTATAGCTGATGGTCGGCGGAAAACCCTCTGATCCACCATTTGCTATGCCAATCTGAGCGGCTTGAGAGGCAGCTGTAACGCCAGATGTTGGCGTGACTTCCCAGTACCATTTCTGCCCTGTTGGTATATTTACAGCAAATGTGCCAGCGGCGCCAGAACCGGTGCCGGCATGGGTTACAAGAGTCAAATTCCCGTTTGATAGCGTCCCAGCGTCTGACGGGGTGACAGGGTTACTTACTGTCAAGGGGTTCAAAACACAGTAATTCCCCCTGCCGTTGCCGCCATCGGCGTAGGGCGTTGGGGTGTCGATCATGCTGTCGTTGCCGGCGCCAGCGGTGACGCTGAAGTTGTTGGGCGTCCAGTTGTTGCCGTTGCCGCTGCTGTCCTTGCCCAGCGTGGTGCTGGTGGTGCCGGAGTTGTCCGAGAAGTTGAGGTAGAAGCCGTTGGTGCCGTAGGTGCCGGTGTAACGCTTGGGCTTCCAGCTGCCGGTGGTGGCGTCGGTCTCGCCAAAGCTGCTGGGGGTTAGGGCTTGGCCGTCGATGAAATGGATCTCGGTGAGGTAGCCGTCAAGATAGCCAGAGGCCGAAAAACTACCTGTTCCGCTTCCAATGCGGTGGTCGTTTGTATTGTTAATTTCAAGATCGAGATTTTGTGCCGGGTATGTTGCAGTTGTAAAGACAGTAATTTGAGTCCCGTTGACGTAAATCTTTACCCGGTTAGTGTCTATTGCTTGGGTCGTATCGACAGCCAAGGTGATGTGATACCACGCAGATGAATCGCGAAATACTTGTGTTGTGCTTAAACGAAACGTATGAGTACCTGTGTAGCGGGCAAACGTTAGACCATCGGTAACGTTATCTTGAAACTGCAGATAAGTGATCGTGCCGCCGGAACCTGCAGTGAAGGTTTTGTTTTCGTCTCCAAGTTTTGAGCGTTTTACCCACCCACTCCAGGTAAATGTGCGCCTATTCCCCGCACTCGCCGGAGTCCTGTTGAGGTACGCCGAATCCGCCGAGTTGAACCGCAGGCTGCGCGAGATCTGGTAGCCCTGCTGGCCGCCAAGCAGCAGGAGGTTGGCGCTTCCGGGAACTCCCATAAATCAGCTCAGGTTGGTCAGCAGTTGTGCGTGGATGCTAGTCGTGCTGCGGACCGTGTACACCAAGCAATCCACGGCTGACAGCGTGCTGGTGACGGTAGGCGCGGTGCCGCCGCTGAAGTCCCAGTAGCTGCCGAACGCCAGCGTCCGCGCGGTGCTCGCATCTTGCGTGATGAAGATCACACCGCTTTGCCCAGCCGTCAGGTTCGTCGGGTTAGCCAAGGTGACCGTATGACCCAACGTGATGCTGAAATTGTTGGCCAGTGCAAAGTCCGGCGTCACCGTGCTGGCTGAAGTCAGCGTTGAGATGGTGCCGCGTTGTGCCGCACTGAAGCTCTGCGCCAGGCTAAGCAGCGGCACGGTGCCGGTGGCATCGGGCAGGGTGATGGTGCGGTCGCTGGTCGGGTTAGTGACCGCCAGCGTGGTTTCGTTGGCATCGGCGCTGCTGCCCTCAAATGTCAGTGAGCCGGTTGAACCGATCTCCAAGTTGCCGGTGATCGTGCCACCAGCTAACGCGAGGTAGGTGCTGGCTGCTGTGGTGGTGGTGAGCAGCCCTAGGTTGGCGGTTGCCAAGGTGCCAACGGTCACCCACGCCGAGTTGGCCGCATTGCGGATCTTGAGGAGGCCCGTCGTCGTATCAGGCCACCACTGATACGCGAACATCGTGCTGGGCTCGGTAGCCCCGCTGTTGTTGCTGACGATCGCCGCCAGCGCGTTGTTCAAGTCGGTGCGAAATGCCAGCCCCGACTGGTTGGCAATGTTGTAGTCGTGTTGGGCCATGCGTCAGACCTCCCTGCCGTAGCCGATGGCGGTGTAGGTGAACTGGCGGCTCACGGCGCTGCCGGCACTGTTCCTAAAGGTTACCTGGAAACCTGTGCGCGTCACGGAAGCGATGGTGAAGTAGTCGCCTGTGGCCATGTTGAAGCCAGTGATACCGACCGATGGTGCCTCGTAGAAGGCATTTCCAAAGACTACCGAATAAGTGCCAACACCACTGGTGAGAGCCGCAGACTGCTCGATACGCTGCTGCAACTCCATTTCAGCGCCCAGCTCAGTGATGATGATGTTCTGGTCCTCGTCGGTGCTGGTGGCAATCGTCTTGAACTGAAAGCCGCGGCCCCGCACGATGGCATTACTGAACTCCCGCCAGCCGCCCCAGGTCGGCGTGCCGCTGGGGTCGTCCTGAGTGGTGCGGACATAGGTGGCAGCGTTGACGCGATCGCCGCCGGTGCCGTCGATGTAGTCCCAGGTGTCGATGTCAGAGGTTTGGTCGTCCCAGAAGTCACCGGGCAGATAAGGGAAGGTGACGAGCCGGCGGCGCAGATTGCAGTCGAACACACCGGGGAAGGCGTAGGTGGAGCCAAACTCGTACTCACCCGTTGGCAGCACACCGCCCACGCTGTCGATCGAAGCCAGGCCATCCCAGTTGTTATCGGTGGCCATTGCGTCAACGGCCACGCCGCTGCTGAGCATGATGCCGTCCAGCCCTCCTACCTCAGCCAGACTGGAGACATAGAACATGTCGGTGTAGTTGCCGTTGAACGGCGGTGTCTCGGTCTCCTCGGCGTAGGTTTGCACCAGCAGGCGCGGCTGCGGTGTCGGCAAATCGACCACCACGGTGGTATCCGCCAGCGAGCGGCGACCGCCATCGTCCTCGAACTTGACCAGGTAGGTGCCCTCCAGCAGCGGCACCTGCTTCTGCGTCTGGCTGCCGGCAGCAGCCGCCACGATCTCCTGCGACTCCTCCCAGACGGCGCCGGTCAGCTCAACGTTGTGGCGGATCAGCACCTTGCCGCCGAGCAGCACGTCTAGCTCAGTACTGCGGTCCCAGCTCAGGATGGCGCTGGCTTCGTCAATCGGGATCAGCGATAGGCCCGTCACGCTTTCGGGTGGAGCGGTCTTGCCGAACGCCTGCACCGTCAGCTGGGCCGGTTGCACCGAACGTCGCAGGCCCACGCTGATGCTGTAGACCTCGACCTGATAGGTGCCGGCAGCGGTGTCGAGGATCTCGTAATCAGGGCGGCGCTGCGTGGTGGACGACCAGTTGCCGTTCTGTGCACGCCAGCGCACCAGGTAATCGTTGACGCCGACCACCGGCTGCCAGCTGACGATGAGTTTCGACAATGCCCGACCGTTCAGCTCGTAGAGCGCCTCAGTGGCCTGCAGGTTGCCGGGCGTCTCCGGGATGATGTTGAGGTCGGTGATGTCGCGCTGCTGCAGTTCAGCGCCGCGTTCGACGTAGCTGTATTTGCTGGCGTTGTAAGCCAGCGCGGTGATCGAATATTTGGCGCCGTCTTCCTCTTGAACCGTCAGCACCCGCCAGGTGGATGTCTCGATCTGGTCGTTCTGCACCACCCAGACGCTGTTGGTGTTGGGCGCCGTGGTGAAGGCAGACGAGACGTACAGGATCACGCCGACGCGGTTGGTGATGTTGCGCGTCTCCACCGTGCCATCAGGCAGGATCACGCTCACCGTTGCGTTATCGGTAGGGAGGTCCGTGGCATCATCCACCGTCACGGTTGTGGCTGAAGCCGAAATGATCCGGCCGCCGCGGCGCACGCCGGCACGCACCGGATCGCTGATCTCGATGATCTGGCCGGGCCTGACAAGCACGCCTGCGTCGATGCTGGCGGTAAAGCTGACCACCTCTGACTCGTACCGTTCGGAGTAGAGCAGCCAGTCACCGATGCGGCTGGCCTGGCCGCGGGAGGTGCAGGCGAACGCCGAGATCTCGGTCTTGATGACGCCGTACTTGGCGATATTCTCCGAGTCCTCCACCACCTCGTAGGCGATGTCGCGGGTGTCGAGATCGAGGTAGCTGACCACCGCCACGGTGGGGCGCGTTTTGCGGCTGCTGCCCTGGTAGCTGAAGCCCTCGTCAGAGACGTTGGCCAGGGTGAACAGGTAGCTGGTGTCGGCGGGCTTGTCCTGGCTGATCGTGAGCGCACCAGTGCTCCAGTACGGCATGGCCCGGAACACCGAGCACATGTCGTTGATCAGCTTGTACGCCTCCTCTGGCGTCTGGATGTTGATGTTGCAGCTGAAGCGCGGCTCCAGCCCGCCAAAGCCATCGGGCACCAGCTCGCCGCAGTATTGGCTGGCTGAATAGAAGGCCCACTTGTCGAGCTGCGCCGCCTGGATGTGATCACCGAACCCGTAGCGGGTGGAGGTGAGCAGGTCGAACAGGATCCACGCGGGGTCTGTGGTCCACGCTGCAGCGCCAAAGGTGCCGGACCAGACGCCGCTGTAGGTCAGCCGGCCGGTGGTGCTGTCCACCGTGGCGTTGTTGGGGATCGCCACCTTGATGCCGCGCACCAGGTAGCTGCGCGCCGGGATGGAGTTGAACTGTTCCGCATCCACACGCATCGCCACCAACGCGCTGTTGGGGTAGCGCAGCTTGGCGTAGATGATCTCGGTGTAACTGGTCCAGCTAAAGGCGTTGAGCAGCTTGGCGCTGCTGCTGTCGGCCGTCACGCGCGTGACCTTGATGTCAACCGGGAAGGCGCCGCTCAGGTTGACCAGGTAGTCGCGCTGGTATTGATTAGCCGTGCGGCCGCTGATCGTGTCGGTGATGACGGTGGTGTAGCCGCCGGAGTTGTACTGCACGGCGATCTGCAGCTGAACGCTCGTGCCCTCGATGTCGCCGGCGTCGGTGAACAGTTGAAGCTGCGGCACCGTGATGGTCACGCGCGCAGCATTCACGTTGGTATCGGTGATCGAGCGGACTACCGGCGTGGTTTGCTGCACCGTCACGCCAACAGTCTTCTCATCCTCCACCTCTGAAGCGATGGGGATAAAGGTCTGGTTTTGCGTGCCGTTGCGCGTGTAGACAGTGACGTTCTGGAAGTTGTAGGTGCCGTCTGCGTTCTGCAGCGGGGTGTTATTGATGAAGATCGACTTGTGGCCATCCTTCAGGCCCTCGATCTCGCCCTCGCTGATCAGGTCAACCAGGTTGGCGTATTGCGTGCTGTTGAGGTTGTCGGACGCCTCGGTTGGGGTGCGGGTGCTGCCGCCACCTCCACCGCCCTTGCCGCCGTCACCGCCGCCACCACCCGATCCGGCGATGCCCAGGCCCAGGCCAGCGTTATGAACGCGGATGCCGCCTGCGATGAAGGTGTGATGACCTTCAACCGTCAGGTTGTAGACGGTGCCGCGGCTGTGCTCGATGCACTCCACGATGGGCCGCAGGTGGCCGTTCTCATCCACCAGGCAGTCGTCAGCGCCGAGCGTGCCGATCTCAACGAAGGCGTTGAACTGATTGAGCACCCAGTGGTTCGGGGTGGCATCGAGCACCGCGCCGCCCCACAGGCGGTAACGCACCACGCGCTCGTTTTCGTGGACGTGAACCTTGAGCACCGTCGCCTGGTGCAGCTCACCTTGGTCGTCAAAGCTGAGCACCTGATCGCCAGGGTGCAGCGCCTCGATGGCACGCAGCCCGTCAGGCGTGCGCACCAGCGTGTGCCCCAGAAAGCACCCGCCGCCGCCACCTCCACCACCTGCGCCAGCAAGACGTGCCATCAGCCGGTCACCTGCACGGTGTCAACGCCAGCCGAGATCACAACAGAGCCCACCAGCGTTTCGCCGTAGACGATCGGCACCGGCACGCCTTGGCGGCTGGTGTTTTGGATGCCGCTGAAGCTGTAGGACTTGCGCGGGTCTTTCTCGCTGTTCGCTCCGCTGGAGCCCGGCGCATAGACCTGCGGCACTGGCGTGAGCAGCTGCGCCACGCCGCCAAGCACCAAACTGGCGCCCACACCCACGATCAGGCTGAAAGCCGTGGGACCGGCCCATGCCGCGAACCCAGGAATCAGGAACGCTGCAGCCAGCAGCGCCACGCCACCGATGATGCGGCCCACTGCACCGGCACCGGCCAGCACCGGGATGATCTTGATCTGCTGCTCGCCAGAAGGGTCGTGCAGCTCCTCGGTGCCCAGGTCGTAGCTGCCAACGGTCACGCGGTAGTACTGGTCAGCCATGTGCCGCTCCAGCTGCGGGAAGTTGGCCACCAGGAAACGCACGGCCTCAGCAGCGCTGGCCACCTCAGCGCGGAACACGCGGCGCTTCAGAAACTTCGCAAGCCGCCCATAGACCCGAATCTCGCGCATCGTGGCCCGCCTCAGCCTCCACCCATCGTAGTGAACTCAGGATGCCGCAACCTGCGGCCCGTGCATTTCTGAAGCCAGCCGCCGTACAGGTCTCTGGAGCTGAGCCGGCCCCTGATGTGATGAAGCACCAGCTGATCACCGATGTAGACGCCGACGTGGTTGAGGCCCGGCCCGCTAATGCTCATCACCACCCCATCGCCCGGCTCCAGCTGCTCGTCCTCATCCAGCTCGCGGAAGCCTGCATCCTTCCAGTAGCGGTCAAACAGCGGCTCAGCCTCGAACTGCTCAGGCGTCAGCGGCCGCTCCCAGTCGAGCAGTTGCAGGCCGTGCTCGCCGTACCAGTCACGCACCAGCGTCCAGCAGTCAGTGACGCCCCAGGCCCACTCGCGGCCTATCAGCGGCGCCTTGTAGCCACTGGGCAGCAGCTTGCTACTCCATGCCTCGGTCTTGGGGTTGGCGATGTACCAGGGCAGATCAGAGCGCTCGATGGCCACCAGGTCCGGTTCGCTCGGCTGCGGTGGCGTGACCGGGTGGCTGTGGAACACCGCGATGATCTCGCCAACATCTTCAGCCGCGGCGTAATCAATGGGATCAAGAATGAACTGATCGGTGCCGGTGGCCAGATTGCGGCAGGGCCAGTAACGCCGGCGGCCCTTGATGATGACCACCAGCCCGCAGGCTTCGCGGGGGTCTTCCGCCTTGGCGTGCTCCAGTGCTGCTTCGCGCCAGGTCATGTGAAGTAGGTGCCGACGCCGGGATAGGAACCGAACGGCAGCTGGGCGGTGGCGCCAAACCGTGCCTGGCAGCTGCTGAGCCGCTTGCCGCACACATCAGCCGCGAGCGTGGGCACTACGTGGTCGTTCTGGTCGAAGTAATTGGTGCCCGTGTAGCTGCACTCGCTGGAGCGGTAGACCCACTGGCAGATGTTGGCGATGCACTGGCGCTTGGGCGCGCGGATGCCGGCCAGGTCAAACACCGCCGCTAGCTCGAACTCCACAATGTCGCGCGTCTCAACGGTCTTCCGATCGACGTAGTAGACCTCGCGCGGAAACTCAGCTGTCGGATCGGGGCTGTAGGGGCTGACGCCACCGGGAAAGTTGGCTGCGTCGAGATACCGGGCCAGCGTGCGGATGCGCGTCACCTTTGCGCCCTCCAGGCCGTCAGGCAGGCTCAGCAGCAGCGCCGTGATGGTGCCGAGGATGTTGCTGCAGCGGATCTTCGGCCGCGGCAACTGGCCGTTGCCGGTGTACTCAAAGCCCTCAGCCTCGATCGGAAACCGTTGATAGCTGTTGCTAGCCCACACGAGATCGCCATTGCCGTTGAGGTTGGTACCAGCGTGAAAGCGATAGGTGTCGGTAGCGCCGTGCTGCGCGCTGTTCAGCTGCAGCTCGAACAGCTCGATGACAGCGCTGGGCGCAACGGCTTGAAGGTCAGAGATTGGATAATCCCAATCATCGCCAATGGCGTATCCAACGGCCCAATAACCTGGCTGAACGTAAAGGTCTTGTAGCGCCATCTTTTGCTACCTCGTCACGCCCATTCAAGTGACACAGACAAGCCGCGAACAATGGGGTCGGCAACAGCATCACCGCCTTGCATGGCGACGCGGAAGTAGATGTCCGTGCCAACAGCGCCAGTTGGCAGCGTGATCCAGCCGGTGGCTTTAGTGCCAGTGGAAGCTAACGAGATCACATCGGCGCCGCTGCCGCTACCAATCGTCGTCCAAGACGTGGTGTCTGCGCTGTATTGAAGAAAAATGATCGGAGTATTGGCGCTTGCGGAAAGGGTTGAAACGAAGCAATTCAGTCGGATGCGGTTAAACCGATTAGTTGTTGTCAGCTCAAACCAGGAAAAACCGCCGGTGCCGAAATCAGACAGCGCCTGTACCTGGTTGGTGAGCGTGGTTGTGTTCGCAATAAAAACAGTCTGAGACGCATTGTTCAGGTTGGTGAAGTTTGCATCCACCTCCGCATGCGTCAGGGCGCTCCCCTTGCCAGCGCGGGTAACGATGGTGCTCATGGCTCAAAAACCTCGCGAAAGGTGACCTGGATCTGGTTATTGTTGCAGTTGCTGAGCGTTGTCTGCCACTCACTGCAGACGTACTTGCCAGTGGTGCCGCGGGGTGGCGTCCAATCGAACGACTCCACACCGCCACGGGCCTCCAGGAAGGTCAGGATGTTGTCGCGTTCGGTGTCGGTGCGGTTGGCGAACGTCAGGCTCCACTCCTTCGGGTCCGCGTGCAGGCCAAACGTGATGCGCTGCTCGTAGCCGTCGCCGGCCTGAAACCGCCGCACGCGCGGCTGGCTGTTTTCGGTGGCCTCGAAGCTGGGGGTGTAAGTGAAAGTTGCCATGGGTTAGGTCACCAACAGGCCACCCGGCCGCTTCTGCTTGATCAATTCTGCCTGCACCGCTTGAGCCACAACACGGGCCAGCTGGTTGCCGCGGGTGTCGTTACCTTCGACGCTGGTGCCGCGTGCATCGACGCTGACGTTGACCGTGGTGCCACCGCCACCAGCTACGCCCAGCTTGCCGTCAGCGCCGCGTTTGAGGGGGATGATCGCCTCGGGCCCGGCCTCACCCATCAGCCCGAGCCGGCCGGCGCCACCATCGGCAAACGGGAAGATCGTCGGGCGGTTGACGATGCCGCCCATGGCGAACGCCTGCAGGCCGTTGCGGTCAAAGGCCCCGCCGTTGCCAAAAATCCCACCCTCAAACAGCTTGCCCTTGGGAAGCAGGCCGGCGCCGGTAGGGAACTTTGCGCCGATGCCGCCAGCGCCAGGGATCAGGCTCTGGATCGCCTGCAAAATCGGCGCAATGATCAGCAGCCGGGTGACCATTCGAGTCATCTCCTCAACGACCGACAGCGCAAACTGCCGGAAGCTGAAGGTGCCCGTAGTGGTCAGCGACACGATGGCATCTTCCAGACCCTTGATGCTGCTCTGCGTCAGGCTGCTGATGCCCTCGCCCAGAGTGCCGATGCTCTCCAGGTAGGAGCTGATGCCATCGCGGAAGCCAGACAGCGCGCCCTTGGTGGTCTCGGTTGCTGAGCCCCAAAACTGAGTCTTGAAGGCCGCGTCATAGGCAGCATCGCCCAGCTTTTTGTAGGCGTCGGCCAGTTCCTTCTTCTCCTGCACGTCCAGCTTTTGCAGGTCCACGCTGCGCTTGCGCTGAACGTTGGCCTCCTGCTCCTTGGGCAGCTGCTTGGCCAGCTCTGCATCCACAGCAGCCATCAAAGCCCGACGCTTCTCCGCATACTCCAGTTGGATCTTCCTGACGGGATCCAGTTCACGCTCGATTGCCAGCTCAGCCCTGGCCTGTTCCAGCGCACTTTTGGACGCAGCGAGCGCCTCACGCTGCTGTTTTGCCTTTTCCGCTGCAGCTTTGGCGCCGCCGCCGCTACTACCACCCAGGGCGCCCAGGTCGGGCGTGAAAGCGCTGAGCCCGCCATCAGCGCCCAGGTCTGCCTTGCCGGCACGATTGACGGTCGGCTGCGGGCCCATCTGAAACGCGCGCACGCCAACGCCCACCAGGTAGCCGGCCGGGCTTGCGTTGAGTGCCATCTGGCCGGCCTGGCCCAGCGCCTTGCGGATCGGCTCAGGCAGCGCGTTCCACAACGATGCGATCGCGCGTTGCACCTGGCCAAACACCTGCTGCGCCGCATTGGCGATGAACCCGAACGGGCCGCTAAAAGCGTTGCCGATGGCCGCAGCTGCGCTGCTGGTGGCGCCCACCAGCGCCTGCCATGCGTTGCTCACGCCTTGGGCCGCTGCCCTGCCAAGCGCCACCACGTTCTTCATGGCGTTCTGAAAGTCGGTGCTGATGATCGTGCCGACGTTGTTGACCCAGCTTCTGAAGCCTTCGTTGTTGTCGTAGAGCGCCTTGCCGAGCAGGCCCAGCGCGGTCACACCAGCCAGCACCCAGCCCCAGCCGGGAATCGCCAAAATCGCCAACCGCAGGCCCTGCAGGCTGCCGGTCAACAAGGGCACCACGCCGCCTGCCAGCGCTGTTTGATAGCGCAGGATCTCCATGCCGTTGGCCAGCGTGGCCACCAGGCCGATGCCGCCTTTGATAACGCCACTCAGCGGGCCCCACGCCAGGGCCAGCGTGGCGGCCCCCACGGCCGCGGCTTTCAGCGGATCCGGCAGGCTGTTGAACCCGCTCACCACCACCGTCAGCGCATCGGTGATCTGATCCAGCGCCGGCAGCAGCGCGATGGTCAAATCCATGCCCAGCGCACGCACTTTGCCGCCGAGCACCGCCAGCTTGTCGGAGTACTCATCCGCCTTCTGGGCAAATGCGGTGGTCATCTTGGTGCTCATCTTGTCGATGGCATCGCCGCCCATGTTGAGCAGCGGCACCAGCTCCGCACCGGATTTGCCGAACAGCCGCAATGCCAGCGCCGTCTTGGCCGCACCGTCAGGCATCGCCTTGAAGCGGTTAGCCACCTCCAGCATCACCCGGTCGGCTGACTTCAGCGAGCCGTCAGCGTTCTTCACGTTGACGCCAAGCGCCTGGAACGTGGCTGCCGACTCCTTGCCGCCGGTGGCTGCGTCCACCATCGCCTTGTTGAGCTTGACCAGGCCCTTGCTGACGCCCTCCAGGTTGGTGCCGCTCACCGCCGCGGCCTTGTTGAACCGGCTCAGCGCCTCAACCGACACGCCCGTGGACTGCGCCAGGTCGTTCATGTTGTCAGCGGCGTCCAGCGTGCCCTTCACGAGGCTCGCAAGGCCCGCCACGCTCAACAGGGGGGCCAATGCACCCAGCGCCCCGGAGAGGCCCGCAGACGCGCCCGTGAGGCCCCGCATGGCGCCCGTCACGCCCTTGGCCGTGGTCTCCAGCGAATTAAGACCGCGGTTCAGCGCGACGATCTTGTTCTGCCCGTCAACGTCGGCACGGATCTTCAGCGCGGCGTTCATGTTCATCGCCATGCCTCAGCCCTCCTGCCTTGCGATGTAGGCCAGCACGGCGCCTTCCATGATCTGCAGATCCTCCAGCAGGGCGCGGTGGTTGGCCTCCTCTGCAATCAGTCTAAGAACCCACGCCACAGCCGTGTAATCCAGGCCTACCACGCCGCTCATGCCGGTGCGCCATTGCGTCTGCACGCGCAGGAACAGGTCCACCACCGGCCAGTTCTCCTCCCACACCTCAAAGTCATCCGCAGCGCCAACCGGCTCCGGCAAGCTGACGCCCAGCACCGCGGCGTCATCTTCTGTGTCGTCTTGCTGGCCGCCGCGTGCCCAGTGCTCTGCGGCCTCAATCAGTTTTTTCTCTTCGCTCCCAGTAGCGAGTTGATGTAGCCCTCGACCACCGCAGCGGAAACGCCCGGCACATCCAACAGCTGAGCCTTGGCGGTCTCGCTGTAGGGAACATCCTTGCCGGCATCGTCGGTGATGCCCTTCCAGCCCGCGAGCACCTCATCGGCCACCTCTAGGTCAGTGGTGGTCTCTGCTCTGGCGGCCGCGATGATCGCGTTGTTGCGAGCCTGCGGCAGGCGCTTGAACTCGGCGTCGAATGTTTGCCGGTCGAAGCGGCCGCCGTCGATGGGGATCTCGACGGTGACCGGCCAGACGTAGGTGTCGGACTGCTTGAGAACAAACGCCATGCAGGAAGCTCCTTGATCAGGTGAAGGCGAGGCTCAGTTCATCGTTGCCCGAGCTGGTCGGAATGGCCAGGTAGGGCAGGTTTAGCATCTGGATCCCGTCCTGGTCGGAGTAGGTCGGGCTGCCGATGTCGGACTGAGCGGTGGTGAACGTCACGATGTTGCCACCCGTAGAACCGTGCTGGAAGCTGATGCTGCCAGTGCTGGAGCCGTTGGCAATCGTGAAGAAGTCCTTGGTGGCGATGCTCGGCGCCTCGATCACCACGGTGCCGCTGGGGGCGCGGTTGGTGATCAAGACTTCCTTGGTGCAGCCCACCAGCTCGCGGTAGATGGTCTCGTTGGCCAGGTCAAAGTTCAGCGACTGCAGGCAGCCGCTGTAGCTGAAGATCGAGAAGTTGCTGGTGTTGCCGTTCTTGAAGATCAGCGGCGCAGCCTGGTTGGCGTAGGTGGGGCTGGGCAGCGACTCGTCGGTCGGTGCGTTGTAGATCCCGGTCATCGTGAAGGTGATGAACGGGATGGTGCCCACCTCGGCGCTGACGCTCCAGGTGCCACGGCAGCCGGTCACCTTGTGGCGGATGCCGTCGTTGTGGAAGTAAATGGTGCAGCTGCTGAAGCTGGCGCTCACCGGCGCGTAGGTCACGCTGGTGGTGGCCACCACGGTCTCGGACAGGCCGCAGGCTTTCAGCACCGGGCCGTAAGCCGGGGCGGTGCCGGCAGTGCCGGAGCCGGCCAGCTCAACCTCAAAGGTCACCTCAACGCGGGTCTGCGCGAGCAGCTGATCGCTCACGCCCAGGTAAGGGCGGATCAGGTCGCGGCTGACCGTTTCGGCCTGCAGCGGGGTGATCTCCAAGTTGCGCACCAGGATGGCGTTGGACGAACCCGTGGGGGTGGGATCCGTGCCGTAGGTGGACTCAGTTTTTGCCAGGATTAGGCGTTTGCGGCTCAGGAGCGGCATTGCTCGTTACCTCTTGTTGGGGTTCGGAGAAGGTGGCCGGCTCGGTGCGCTCAATGAGCTTGCGTTTGCCGGTTTTGGGATCCAGGAGGTAGGTCCCGCCCTGGCCTTGATACTCGTCCATCGTAGCCATCATCCCGTTGCAAGATTAGTGACGTTGGTGCGGTAGCGGATCAGATAGTCGCAGCTGATCACGCCAGCTGGCTGATCCGCCTCTACCAGCTCAAAATTTACGCCCTGCGGCTGCACGTCGATGGCGTAGCCGCCCAGCGTTAGGTCCGCCATCAGTTTGCTGTGCAAACTTTCCACCGTCGGGTCAGCCAGTTGGTCAGGGATGGCGCCGCGCACGATCACGCTGATGCGCACCGTCAAGCTCCAGTCCAGCGTGGGCAGGCTGGTGTTCTGCTCAGCCTGGTCCTGCACCGGTTCGATGACGATGGCCGGGCTCTCGCCGCGGCTCATCGGCTCCACCCGGCTGCGGTAGATGCGCGTGCTCACGCCCGTGGTGCCCGCCAGTGCGGACGCTACAGCAGCCAAGATTGTCTCGCGGCGGGTGGTCATGATCAGGCGCTCGCGACTTGAATGACGGTGCAGATAATGCCGGGGATAGCCGGATGCGTTGCCCCAGAAGGCTCAGCGTGGATGTAGGCCGCCAAATTGGTTGTGGCCCACATCAGCTCCAGATAATCAGAGCCGACCAGTGGGAGCACATAGTTCACGGTGCCGAGGACGTTGCCATCGATGCCCCCGTGCCGCGAGATCACGCTGAAGCGGCTGTCGGAATCTGGAACGTCACCGCTGGTGCCGCTGTTGTTCTTCCGCAGCCAGACGTTTATGTCGTGGATTGAACTGTCGCTGTTGCTGAACTGGATCGAAAACGTCAGGCTGTAGATGCCCGGATGCGCCACCGTGACCCGGCTGGCCGAAGCAATGGTGATGCCACGGCTATTGGAATCGCCAGAACGTAACAGGATGGCCTGAGGCGTGTTGATGAGAGCTGCTGTCTGTGATGTCGAATCCCAGAACGATCCCCAGTAGCCGGGGCAACCGTGATACGGCAGGTCATTCCAGAGCTGTCGGCCGTTGCCGATTTTGAGGTTGCCGGTATCCGTCTCTTGCCCGAACTCGCCAAGCAGAAGGCGCGGGTTCTGCGCCGCCCACCCAACTCTGGTGTTGACCTTTATGGGGCTGCTCATACCTTTTGCAACCCGATCTCTACAAAAGCACCATCGTCAATCAGCCGCGTCTCGCGCACCTGGTAGGCAACCGTCGCCACCGTGACGCTGTCGCCGTACTTGAGCCCGCCGAAGTCAGCGGCCCGTGCTGTCAGCGTGTAGTCGGTGCTCAGCACCATCTCGCCAGCCAGCACCTGCGTGGGCATGTCCAGAAGGCCCAATGCCGTAACGGCGCCAGCTGTGCAGCTGACGCCGAAATCGGCAAGGAACTGAGTGAGATCCTCAGTTAGAGCCATCAGCCGTACTTCTTCAGGCCGAAGCCGAAGCAGGTAACAGCGCTGGAAGCGGTGCCAGTCTCAGCGGTGCAGCTCAGACGAACGTAACGCTTCAGCTCGTCACGGTTGAGGGTTTTCACCTGCTTGGAGGCAGTGTTGCCGATAGCGGTGAAGCTGCCGCCGGTGGCAGCCGTGAAGGTGCTGTTGTCGTCGGACTCTTCAATGCGGAAGGTCAGATCAGCGCCAGCGCCAGCAGCAGTGCCGGACAGGATGATCTGAATGTCGCCGTCGTACTCATGCAGATCAACGCCGGTCTGGTTGCCAGTGCCGGTGATGGTCGTAGTAGCCAGGAGCGTGAAGTGCTCCAGCTTTTCAAGGGTTTGTTGAAAGATCGCCATTGGGGTCACCTAGTGCGGGGTTTGCGTTTGGGAGCCACTACCGACTCTGGCTCAGGCGCGAACTCGGCAGCAATGCTGGCCGCGACCGCCTTGCCGATCCCGATCAGCAGGCGTGCATCGGCCAGACTCGCGTCCACCTTTGCGCCAACCCTTGCGAGTTGGCCGCCCACCATCGTGGTTCTCAGAATCTCAATCTCCATGCTGGTTAAGGGCCGGTGTTACCCGGCCCCGCCTCCATCAGATCAGAGGGTGTTGTTGCCGCGGCAGAAGCCCTCAGGATGACGGACAGCGAAGTCCACATCCTGCAGAGCCACCACGCGCACGGTGCCGCTGGTGCTGTGGGTGTAAGGATCCACGGTCAGATCCAGGCCAGACCACATGCCCATGATCAGCTGGCTCCAAACGGCAAAGAAGATGTCGTTGGTAGCCACCTGGTTGGACACCACGGCGTTGTAGCCGTTGACGGTGCCGCCGGGCTCGAACACATAGGCGCCGGTGTCGGTGCCCTTGTCCTTGGTCTTCAGAGCGCCACGCATGGAGGCGTTCATCAGGTAGGCCATGGCGCCGATGTCGGCGTTGTCGGCAGCGATCAGGCTCTCCATTTCCACCACCTCGGCGTAGGTCGGGGTGTTGGCGGCGAAGTCCTTGGTGTTGATGCCGGTGGTCAGCTTGATGCCCAGGGGCTGGTTGCTGTTGCCCAGGCCGTAGAGGCCTACGCGGTCGATCTCCAGAGCCAGCACGGTGGCGAGATCCTGGCGGATCATCTGCTCCACGTCGATGCTGGACTGCAGCATCAGGCGACGGCTGTAGTCGGTAAAGGCGCCCACGGTCTTGGGCGACATGTTGACCTGATCGACGGTCTGGTTGCTCTCAGTAGGAGAGCCAGACTCAGCCACCCAGTAGGCGGTAGCGGCGCCGGTCTGACGGGGGATCGCCACGTTGCCGCTCAGGCCGGTCAGGCTGGTCACGCCGAGGCCAGCCAAGGCGGAGCGGTTGCGCAGCAGCTCGATGAACGAACCGGGGCGGAAGTCGGTGCCGACCAGATCGCCAGCGGCAGAGGCAGAGCCCACGGTCAGGTCGCGGCGCAGCACCTCGTTGGGCACCATGATGCCCTGGGCGGTCTTGCCAGCTTTGGCGGCAGCAGCCTCGGAGCACTCACGCTCGAAGGCAGCGGCTTCCCACAGCTTGCGATCCTGGGGGTTGGCCAGAGCGTTGATGGCGCGCTGGAAGGAGAACTCGCGCACTTCCTTCTCAGACATGCCGATGTCGGAAGCCTTCTCGGCCACCGGCTCGACCTTGGCGCCCAGCTTGTCGAGGACAGCGGCACGAGCCTCGTCGAGGCTGCGGCCACCATCGATCAGCTGACGGCCCAGCTCGGCCATGCCGTGCTTGTCAGTCAGGGCGGTGATGCCGGAGATGCGGGCGCGCTCAGCTTTGGCAGCCTCAGCAGCCGCTTCAGCCCGCACCGCCGAGATGTCGGGGGTGTTTTCCATCGGAACCTCAGGTTCTGTTTCGGGGGTTGGTGATGCGGCTGGGGCCGCAGGATCGGCCTCAAGAGACCGACCCATACCCACAGTGGGGTCTGCAGGTATGCTAACCACGCTGATCTCATAAGGAGCCCAGCTGGTAGCAACGAAGTCGCCGCTACCTCTTTGCTCCATTTCGTTGATCGCGTAGCCGAAGGAAACGTTCCGCAGAACGCCATCCCTCACGTCAGCCAGCACCTCCTGTGCGAAGGCGTTGCGGCTGAACTTCACCGTGGCATAGCCACGCTTCTTCTGGCCGTCAATCCAGGCCCGCTCCACCACGCCGATCACCTTGTTCGGGTCGTGGTTGAACAACAGCGGCGCCGAATCGTTCAGACGGCTCAGGTCGGCGCTGCGCTCATCGTGCTGCAGCACCTCGTTGCCGAAGTAGCGAGCGACCGGGAACTCGCTGGAAAATGGGAACTCGATGCTGCGCTCATCTTCGCTGACCGTGAAGTCAGCAACCTCAGAGCGCTTCAACAGTTGCCCTTCTAGGTCACGCGATAGATCCATCGGTGTTGTCCGGGTTATCACTCACATTATCGTTCGCCGGCTGCGGATTACCTGCAGGTGCTGCGTCAGCCCCAGGATCGGTGTCGAACTTCAGGTCGAGCGCCTCAGCGTCGTCCAGCTCCTGCCGGCGAGCCTGCATCAGCTCCTCGATGTCACCACCTTGCTCCGCCACCACCTCGCTAAGGGTCTTGAAGCCGTTGCGCACCGCTGAGGCATACGCCTCAACTTCCTTGGCCGGGTCCACCCAGGCCCAGCCGCGTGGCATCCAACGTACCGCCTTGTAGCGATCAGCCTGGATCTCGTAGTTGGCTAGCGGCAGCGCACCGCTCAGCACAGCCATGTCCAGCCATACCTCAAACACCCGCTGGTGCAGGTTTTCGATCAGCCAGTTCTGCAGGATCCGCCAGTGATCGCGGTCTTCCAGCAAACTCAGCCGGCTGCTGCTGTAGTTCGTCTGGCTGAAATCGCGGCTGACGGTCTCGTAGGAGCAGCCGACGCCGGCCGCCATGGCCCGCAGCATGGCCCGCAGGAACGGCTCGAACTGACCGTCAGGCGCATCCAGCTGCGGCACGCTCACGGATTCGCCGGGGGCCAGGTACTTGAAGACACCAGGCTCGAACGATGAGACGCGCTCGCCCTGGTACACCTCATCGCCCTGCAGCTCGCCCTCGGGGCTGGTGATAAAGCCCATCAGCGCGCTACTGGCCCGCGCACGCACCACCTCGGCTTGCTCATAGCCCTGCAGGTGATGCAGCCGTTGGATGGCACTGGCGAACCATGTAACGCCGCGCGTCTGGCCCGGCCGTTCCGTGCGGTAGAGGTGGATCACCTCCTCAGCGGGCACGCGCTTGTGGCGCTGCGTGCTGATCTGCTGGTTGCTGAACTGGTAGTCGCCAGGGTGGTAGGCCAGGAAGTGATAGGCCACCGGGCGGCCCCAGGTGTCCACCTCAACGCCCATGCGGATCTCATTGCCCTGCTGGCTGCGGCCGTTCAGCCCGTCGTCCAGCAGGTCCGCTTCCAACACCTCCAGCGCCAGCGGCACCGGCGAGCCGCCGAACGACTGCTTCACCACGCGCACAAACACCTCGCCGGACTCAGCGCAGGCGCGGATCACCAGGCGTTCGATGTCATGGAACGTGAGCTTGCCGCCGGTATGGCAATAGCGGGCCTTCGTCCACCGCTTCCAAGCCAGCTCGATCTGATCGTTGATCGTTGCATCAAGGCGGCCGCCGCCACGCTGCATCCGAACCTGGGCCTGGAAGGGGATGCCCTGGCCCACCACGTTGCCCTCAATGGCCCGCAGCGCCTGGCGCGCGTAGTCGTTATCGCGGCACAGCTGCCGCGCACGGTCGCGCAGCTTCTGCGCTGAGCCGTACACCTCGCTGTCGGCGCTGGTGTTGCCGGTCACCCAGTCGGCCGTCAGCCGGCTGAACTTGGCGCCCTCGTACATGCGACGCCGCACTGGCTTGGCCTGTTCCGGGGTGCCGCGCTGCAGCCAGCCCAGGATTGCGCTGCGGACGCCCATCAGAACCTCACGAACAAGTTGTGCGGGTTACCAAGCCCGTTAGCCATCATTGTCGCCGCTTGCTCGCGCTTTACCTCTGACTTGAGCTTGGCTTCCAGCGTGAGCAGGTCGGCCATCTCCATCTTCTTCAGGCGGCGGCTGCCGATCGTGTACTCAGCAACGGCACCGCCCGAGATCATCGCGCGGATGGTGGCCTGCACCGCGTCGAGATCCTTCTGGGCCTGGCTGCGGTTATCGACCGCCGCCGGCGTGCCGGTGTAGGCCAGGTTGGCGTCGATCTCGAACTGGCCGCTGCCCAGCGTGACCGTCTCACCTGCCTTGGTGGCCACCGCCTGCCAGTAGCCGGTGTCATCCGCGTGGAAACCCTCGGTCGTGGCGGCGGTCAGGCTGAACTCCCAGCCCTGGCCATAGGCCGTGCCCACTGACGTGGCGCCATGGTTGTTGCGGTTGAAGCGGAAGTAGTAGGTCAGCGTCCAGCCAGCTGCGCTGCTGATCGGATTGCCAAACACATCGGTGCTGGCGTCGTCGCGCCACTTGACCGTGTCGCCTTCTGTTATCCGCGCAGGGAAGTTCACGGCCTCACCAGCTATTGACGAATGCCGACGCCGCGGCCTGCCTCGATCTTAGCTGCGGCTTGCGCGCCTCTGCATCGACCTTCTCCAGCTTTCTTTCCAGCTGGTCCCAGATCGTTCTGCGGTCGTACCGCTGGTACATCAGATTTAGCGCCGCGTAGGCATAGACCAGACAATCCAGCGCCTCGTTACGCCTGTTGGCTGGCAGCACCCATTCGCGTACCGGGAAGCCGGCCCGGTTGGTGCGGAGCATCTGTTTCTCTGCCGTCAGCTGCTCGAAATACTCCACCGTCGTCTTCATGTGGAAGTGCAAGAAGCCCGCGCCCGCGTCGTTATGCTTCAGCCGCGCGAACAGCGTGGTCTTCACCGTGTCGGCGCCAACGGGGTAGACCAGCGCACCGTGCTTGAGCACCTTGCCGCGGTAGTTCACGTCCACCTTGCTGGCCTTGCCGATCGGTGGCTTGCCGCGTTGGCTCTGGCCCTTGATGGCCACCACTCCCTGCCGGCCGCGTTCGCGCGCGTACTGGTAGACCTCCGCCGTGAAGTGACCACCGGAGTCGATGGCCACCACGTCGGGGCGGAGCTTGTGCCCCAGCGCATGCGGCCATTCCCGCAGCACCACCTCGTCCAGCTGCTTCCACAGCTCCGGCCGGGCCGGGTCGCCGTAGATCTCCTGGTGGTCCAGCAGCCAGCCTTCTTCTTCGCGGCCCCAGGCCCAGACGCTGATCGCCAGGCGGTTGTCCTGCACGTCCACGCCGACCGTCAACGCCAGCGCAGCATCTGGCAGCATCGCCGGCTCGTACTGCTCGCACCGCTCCAGCAGCGCCTCGGCGCTCACCTTGCTGGCGTAGTCCTCCTCCCAGGTCTCGCCCAGCACGGTGTTGACCCAGGTCTTCAGCCGCGGCGCATCGCCCTTGCTCCGCAGGAAGTCCTCAACGATCTCCTCCCAGCTCTTCCAACCCAGCGGGCTGTAAAGCGACGACAGGTGGAAACCGGCGGTCTTGCCATCGCCAGGCGCCGTAGCGCGCCACTCACCAGCCGCCAGAATCTGCGTCTTGTGCGATTCCGGGAACTGCTGCTTGCACGCCTCGCACTCGTACATCACGGTGCTCGGGTCGTTGTCGGCCCACTTCAGCTGATGCCATTTCAGCCATTGCTTCACGCCGCAGTGAGGGCAAGGCACGAAGAAACGCCGCTGGTCGCTCAGCAGATATTCCGACTCGATCCGGCTGAAGTCCTTCACCGTCGGCGTCGAGGTCATGAAGATCTTGCGCCGGCTGAAGGTGGTGCTCCGCCGTTCTGCCAGCGTCACCGGGTCACCTTCACCGTCCACATCGCTCGGGAAGGCATCCACCTCGTCGAGGAAGATGTACCGGCACGGTGTCGAGCGCAGGCCCGTGGCGCTGTTCGCCCCGGTCAGGATCATGATCCCGCCGGGGTACTCCTTGCTGAACATCGTGTTGCCGGAGTCCCGCGAGCGGGCAGGGGCCACCTTCTCAGCCAGGCACGGTGTCTCGGTGATCAGCGATTCCAGCCGCTGCTTCGACAGGCGCTTGGCCATGTCCACCGTGGGCTGCACCATCAGCATCGGGCCCGGTGCGTGCGCGATCACATAGCCGAGCCAGTTGCTGCCAGCTTCCGTCTTGCCCAGCTGCGCGCCGGCCATCAGCACCACCCGTTGCACCGGGCTGGTGGTGCTCAGGCAGTCCATCACGTCCTTGAGGTAAGGCGTCCTTTCTGTCCGCCACGGGCCCGGCTCTGCGCTTGCCTTGCCGCTCAGCATGCGATGGCCATCGGCCCAGGCGCTAACCGTCAGCTCAGCCTCAAACCGCAGCGACTCGACGCATACCTCAATCAGCTCATCAATCGCTGAGGCCACTCAAGCCCTCCAATGCCTGCCCGATTTCTTTCAGGAGCATGGCATGGATTACAGCTTGGTCTTTCTCAGCGGCAAGGATCGGCGCCACGCGGTCCGGGATCGTGCGCAGTGCATCGCGCACACCCATGTGCAGCTTGGCCAGCTTCAGCTTCAGCTCATCCTTATCCACCAGCTTGCCGCTGCGCTGCCGGAACTCCAGCTCGGTCAGGCGTGCGCTGAATGCTTCACGCGCAGCACGCGACACCGCAAAGCTCGGGATAGCCGCCTCACGCGCCTTGCGTGCCTGCAGCGCTGCGTCGATGTCGGGCCCACCGTTGCGCCCGCCGCGGTCCGGCGCTGATGCGCCATCCAACTCACGGTCAGCCTGCGCCGGGTCGATCTCGTAGCCGCGGCCCACCTTCTTTGCGCTTGGGATCTTGCCGGCCTTGATCGCATCCGAGATCGTCATCTTTGAGACGCCTCGGTGCTTGGCATACTCCGAAGCGTTCATCACAAGGCGTGGAAGGCGTCCAACGCATACCACACCAGGCTGTTGCGGTAGCCGCCAGGGTGCGTCGGCACGATGGGCGTGACGCCGTGCATGTTCCGCCACGCTGGGTAGACCAGCAGGGAGTTGTCGGCGCTGTTGAAGGTCACGTCATAGTCCGGGACATACAGGTTCCCGCCGGTGCTGTTGCGCCGCTTCGTGATGATGCAGTTCACCGCGCCCTTCACATTCAGGTTGTCCTGGTGGATGGCCGCGGCGATGTTGTAGTTGCTGATGCTGCTGGTGAACAAATCAGCGAAGCGCCACTCCTCCGGCACCCGCGCTTCCACCGCCTGCCGGTGCACCTGGTACACATCCGGGCAGACCTGTTCCACCAAGCCCAGGCATTCGCGGCCCGCCATCGTCATCGCCTTCACGAACGTCCGCGCGCTATCGACCGCATGCACGCTGCTCTTGGTGGCGTAGCTGCGCCGCATGTGCGGCTTCGGGGGAATGCTGCCAATGATGCAGCTGTACTGGCGCACATCTTTGTCGCCGTCGCCGTGCAGCCCGCTGCTGCGCCGCATCTCGGACTTCGGCACGCGGGTGCTGTTCAACTCCGCATCCGCCACGTTCACCAGCTTCGCTAGCCGCTCCGGCAGCTTCGCCAGGTAGAAGCCGATCGGTTTGCCATCCACCACGAACAGGCTGTCCTCAAACAGCGTCGGCGGTCGCTCCAGCGGCTGATCGCCAATCTTCACGCTGTGCTCGACCTGCTTCAGCTCGATTGTTTTCATCAGTCTTTCCCGTAGCAGAAGACGTTCGTGCAGGCCGGGAACCACTCCGGCTGCCATTGCACATAGGCCCGGTCGTGGTAATGCACGCTGCTCCACGCGCACTCGACGCGGTAACTCTCGAGCTGCTTATCGAGCACCGCCCACAGCCGCGTCAGGCTCGGGTCGATGTCGAAGCTCCACTCGTACATCAGCTTGTCGAACACCACCTCGGTGTGCTCGAGGATCGGCATCTCGGCGCCTTCGATGTCCATCTTGCAGCCGCTGAACCCACGCGCGGCCTCATCGAACCTGGCGCACGGCACCCTGATGCCCAGCTTGTTCCACTTCTTGACGATGCTGTTCCGCCACACGTTGTTGTTGTTGCCGATGAACAGCGTCACCTCATCGCGGTCGTCGTGCACCAGCGCCCGCTGCTTCACGTCCGCGCAAAACCCGTTGAGCTTCAGGTTCTTGGCGATCATCTCGCAGTTGTACGGGTCCGGCTCGTAGGCCACCACGTCAGCGCCCAGGCTGCAGGCCAACAGCGTGAAGGCGCCGACGTTGCCGCCGCAGTCCATCCACCGCTCGCCCGGCAGGATTCGCATCCCGCGCTGCTGGTACACGCCGCGGCCGATCACCTCCTGAAAGGTCTTCAGGTCGCTGAAGCCTGGCCGGTGCCAGAACTTGATCCCGTTGATCTCGCTTTGCTCCAGCTTCACAGCTTTGCCTTCTCCGCCTTGAGCTTGTCGATCAGCATCATGCCGACGTAGGCGTCCTGCGACCGCCAGAACTTCACCAGCTCCTGGGCCTCCTCGTAGTGCTCTGGCTCGAACTCGATCTGGATCGCCTTCTTCACGCCGGCGGCCATCTCGTTGAGCTGCTCGTCCATGTCCTCCTCGTCCAGCACCGAGTAGTCCGGCATCTCAGCGAAGTCTGGAAGATTCTCGCCCCAGCCCAGCAGCGTCAGGTCGAAGCCGTCGTCATCAAGCGCACTCAGCTCGGACTTCAGCAGCTCATCGTCCCAGCCACTGGTGAGCGCCAGCTGGTTGTCCGCGATGATGTACGCCCGCCGCTGGCGTTCGCTCAGGTGGTCAAGCACCACCACCGGCACCTGGCGTAGCTCCAGCTCCTTCGCTGCAGCCAACCGGCCGTGACCGGCCACGATGCCGTCGCCGCTATCGACCAGGATCGGGTTGGTGAAGCCGAACTCCACAATCGACGCTGCGATGTGGCCGATCTGCTCTTTGCTGTGCGTGCGCGCGTTGCGCTCGTAGGGCTTCAACCGCTCGATGGGCCAAAGCTCGATGCGCTTGGCCATTGCGATTGTCAGCTGGGGATCGTCGCTCATGCGCTATTGAGAACTCCTCTCAGTAAGCCGGTCTGACATTTCTGACGCTAGCGGGAAGCCGCGTGCGCGAACAACC